CCTATAGATAGCATGCATTCACTTGAAGGGCCTTACAAGGGTCCTTTTGGAGGCTTCAAGCTAGCTTCAATTAACCAACAACAACAAGGAATCAAGCCAATGGCTAAATATCAAAAAACTATAGACATATGGACCCTCACCCAAGAGCAAAGGAAAGGCTTGCAGGCAGGGCAATGGATAACTGCAGGCAAGGGGGGCAAGTATGAAACTAAGGGCATATGGTGCGGTGTTGGCAAGTCAAACAACGATGTTGCCATATGGCTTGGGAACCTAGCAAGTCGTAAAGGCGCTGCTAGACTTGAACACATTCGCTTTATGATGCAGTACGCAAAAGGATAAGTGAGACACTTTAAAGGCCCTTAAAACGGGCTTTTTTGGGGTCTCATTTTGAGGCTTTTTAATACTAACCTAAAAGGCGGGACGGCAGATGGATTTTGAAATTGATGTTTTGATTGATTTGATTTTGGACCATGATTACGTGGCAGTTAAACACCATACTGGGGGAAAGTGAGACAGTTTTTCAGTGTTGCTGACAAGCCAGTACAACACCTGTATCATTCTAGGTGTTGTATCCGCATGGAAAGCAATTCACAACAGGATAAACTTAATAAAAAAGGAAATTGTTTTGAACGGAAACAACATTTTTATAGTCACAATTGGAGGGTTTTTCGAGTTAGAAATCAGCTTGAAAAGATATGTATTTTTAAGGGCATTTAAACGGGAATGGTTCAAAGACTTGGATAGTGCAGGACCATTAATAAGTGAGGATGAAATGAAAGAAATTGAAATATTAAGGGACGGGGGACATTATGAATCTACCGTTAAATAAATCAACAATAGGGCATGCTTCCAAGATGCGCTGTAGGGCTATGGCTTGGCAACTTGAGGCCAACTGGCACTGGAGCATAATTTTCACAGATAGGATGGCTTGCCGTAAACCTGAGTACAATTACTTGGAACCTATTTTTGAATTTATGCAAACCAACTTTGGAAACAATTTAAACGAGCAAGCATCTAACGGGCCTAATACCTAATACAGGAGAAAACTAACATGAATGAATTCAACAAAAAAGAACAGAAAGTATTGGCAGGCTTAAGCGTTTCTCTTGAAGCGTTTTTCAATACCTACTCAGAAATGAGCGCGCTGCAAATGAGGTGCTTTGTGATAGTTGCAAGACGGGGCAAAGTGACAGGAAAAGAAATGGCTGTTGCACTTGATGTATCTGGTAGCAACATTAGCCGATGCGTGGCAGCACTATCAGACATCACAGTGGCAAGGCGCAAGGTTGCACCATTGGACCTCGTAAAGCTAACCAATGACCCACTAGACAGGCGCGTGAGGTATGTTGAATTGACCGAGAAAGGCAAGGCTTTTGCTAAAGCTTTGACATCTAACTTTTAAACTGGGGGACACATTATGTCTATTTATGAAACAAAAACAGGCTGGCAAATAAAGGTTCAAAGGAATGGACACAGGTTCGTTGACTTTGTTTTGGGCCTAGACCTAAAGTCCGAAGCACTAGCCATTGAAGCACAAGCTGTTGCTGACATGGCGCGAGGTCTTCGGCCTGTCGGTGGGCAACTGAGGCATGGCACTAGCCTGACCCTGCAGCTAGCCTACGATGAAACGTGGGAACACCAGTGGAAGTATGAAAGCAAATCATACCAAACCAAGGTGGTCCAATACTGGAATGCAATCGACCAGTTTTTCTTGAAGCAACGCAAAGTCAAACGCCTTGAAGATGTTGATACCATGATGATTGATGATTACATCTGTCACTTACGGGACAAAGGCAACAAGCCTAAAACCATCAACAACAAGCTGACTTGCCTGTCCTCAATGCTCAAGCATATGACCCACACTGGCAGGCTTAAGCATGCACCAATCATCCAGTGGGAAAAGATAGGGGACAACTCGCGGCTGCGCTATTACTCACCACTTGAGGAAAGCCAGCTAATGGGCCTAGCAGGGGACATGGACTTTCACTGCTCCACTATCAATGACCTGCTAAAAGACTTCTTAGTGGTCCTCTTTGACACTGGCATGAGGCCGTGGCGTGAGGCTCACAACCTACACTGCAAGTGGATAACCTCAGACGTTAATGGCTTTCCTGTTATCAGAATACCCAAGGAATATAGCAAGACTAAAAAGGGTCGTGACGTTCCAATGACTGACCGAGTTAAGCAGATATTGCAGACCCGTTCAGACGGGCAGGTGGGTGACTTTAAGATGTTCGCCAAGCTTGATTACAAGTGGCACTGCACTCGCTTTTGGAATGAGCTAGTCAGGCCTGTAATGAGGTGGGAAGGTGACGAGGTTTGGTATGGCTGCAGGCACACGTTTGCTACCCGTTTGATAGAGCGAGGCATTGACATAAGGATAGTGCAGGCTCTCTTAGGTCACTCCAATATAAGTCAGACTGCCAAGTATGCCAAGGTGACACACACCGCACTGCAGGCAGGCATCATGGCCTTACAGTCCAATGACATTAACGGGGACAGAGTGTCTCCAAATGCTTTACCAAATGAAATAGTGCTGGCATTAAGTGCCTGATATACCTACTGAATTCTTTACGTGCATCGAGCAGATAACAGTTCGAATCCTCTCGGGCGCGCCACAATTCGATAGTTAATATCATAGGCTGCATCTGTTTTTCTTTCAGATGCGGCCTTACTTTGGCTAGTGTTTAGCCGTACTGAAACTAATTCAGTTCAATATAGGGGGGACAAAAGGCAGGACAAATGGGGCCAAATGATGGCTCAGAGCAAAGGTTGCACTATGGCCGAGAGGCCAGCGCGAGGTACTTGCGTGGGTGTATAGATTCAGCATTGAAAGTAAATTTAATGGAGTAGACAAATGTCTAACAGTGTAATTACAGGTGATTTATTGATGGATGCACAGCTTCTTATTGAGAAGCGAATGAGGGATGCTGGTGTTGAAAGAAGTGCCAACCAGTTGGGCAAGCAGCAGGCTCAAAGAGGGGAGTCGGGGACTCAATATGGACAGGCCATGTTGACGCATGGACTAGCCAAGTTTGCTGCAGGTATCAGTGAGGAAATGGAAGCACCAGTGGGTCGAGGTGGGCGCGCTGGTTCAGCTAGAAAATTACTTGCTGGTGGTGATGCTAATGTAATTGCGTTTGTGTTTATGAAGTTCATCATCAACGGAATCTCAATCAAGTATGGGACCCTGCAAAGCATAGTAAAGAAAGCTGCTGAACAGGTGGAAGATGAGTTCAGATTGGCTGACCTGCGTAAGCAAGATGCCAAACTTTGGAAGCGTCTTGTCGATGCCTCTACTAGAAAAGAGGGACACTGGAAACGTACAGTAATCATCAACGCAATGAATGATGAGACTGCCAAGGGAACCATTAACAATTGGGAAGCGTGGACTCAGGCTCAACTCATGTCTCTTGGTTCTAAGTTGCTCACCATCCTGATTGATACTGTCGGGCTAGTGCAAATCACAACAGAGTCTAAAGGGAAAAACAACACAGTCAAAAGGCTGGTTGCTACACCTGAGACATTGGCATGGATTGATGAGAGAAGTTCTCGCATTGGACTGACTGCGCCTCAGTACAAACCTCTGGTTATTCAGCCTAGGGATTGGACTTATGACAACCTTAATGGTGGCATCTACTACTCACACTTTTGTAGACCTGTCAGGTTTGTTAAGACCAACAACAACAACTACATGGATGAACTTAAGGCTGCTGAGATTGATGTCATTCTTCATGGTGTCAATGCTATGCAGAAAACAGCTTGGTCTGTTAACACAGACATACTGAACCTCATCAATGAGATGTTTGAACTGGGGGTGGAGTGGTGTCCGAGCATACCACCTAGATGGAATGAGCCTGAACTAAACTCAGATGATTTCCAACTAGAAACCAAGCAGCAGTGGGCCGCATTCTATAAAGAAAAGAATCGCATCGAAGCTAGCAATCGTGAGTCCGCAGCCAAGCGCATATCATTCAACAGCACTATGGAAGCAGCAGAAGAATTCTCTGAATACGATGAGTTCTTCTTTGGATACAACCTCGACTTCAGGGGGCGTATCTATGCTGTCTCAGCTTACAATGGGATGGGACCCGATGAAATGAAAGCCACCTTAAAGTTTGCTAATGGCAAGCCATTGGGTGAGTCAGGTTGGAAGTGGCTAGCCATTCACCTCGCCAACTGCGGTGACTTTGATAAGGTGTCTAAGGATACACTTGAAGCACGGGTGCAGTGGGTGATGGACAATGAAGATTGGATTCTTCAATGTGTTGAGAAGCCCTTTGAGAATCGAAAGTGGTGTGATGCTGACAAGCCGCTACAGTTCATGGCTGCTGCTATGGAATGGAAAGGATTCCTTGAGCAAGGTGATGCATTCGTATCATCCATACCTATAGCCCTTGATGGCAGTGCTAGCGGACTCCAACATCTGAGCATGGCTACACTATGCACAAGCACAGCCCGTAACGTAAACATCCTACCTAACGAGAAGCCTATTGACCTCTATCAGATTGTCGCTGACAAGGTTGTGACTCAGCTACGTAAGGACTCTGAGAAACCACATGACCACTGGGGTCCAGACATCTTCAACAACATGGGAGTGAGGGTCCCAAATTACACTGAGCTTGCGCTTGAGTGGTTGAAGTATGGGTTCGGTAGGTCATGTGCCAAGCGTTCTGTTATGACCTATAGCTATGGCTCCAAACAATATGGTTTTAAGAATCAAATCCAAGAGGACATCATGCATCCACTGCTCCGTGAGTGTAACAAGACGGGTGCAGATTTCCCGTTCAGTTATGATAATGGTTATCGTGCAGCATCATACATTGCAAGGTTGCTTTGGGATGCTGTTGTAGATTCTGTTAAGAGGCCAGCGCAGCTAATGGATTGGCTCACTGATGCAGCCAGTAAGGTTGCCAAGGAGAAGTTTGAAATGCCAGACGGGACCATGCATGCAATGCCTGTCAGGTGGACCACACCTCTTGGATTTCCTGTCATGCAATCCTACTACGACACTAACCCAAGGCGTGTTAAGACCAGCATCAATGGCAGCTTAATCTACCTTACTTTAAAGGAGCAGACCGACCAGATATGCACTCGCAAATCTGCACAAGCTATGGCCCCTAACACAGTTCACAGTTGGGATGCCTCGCATCTTGTGCTATCGGTGTCCAGAGCAGCAGAGGCTGGCATCACCAGCTTCTCTCAAATCCATGACTCATTTGCGACAGTCGCTGGTGACACGGATGAATATTGGCACATAATTAGGGAGAGTATGGTTGAGATGTATGAGGCTGGTGACATTGTCCACAACCTTTACTTGGAGCTACGCGCTCAGATGAAACCTGAGAACAGGGACGACATTCCACTGCCACCCAACAAGGGTACGCTGGACCTAGCCTTGACAGTAGAGTCTCGTTATTCTTTTGCATAATACTTTCAGTACGGAAGTAGTTGCAGATAGCAAAGGTTGCACTATCACGGAGAAGAATCCGTACCAAGCTAAATAGCTAACAGCCCCTCGTTAAACAGGGGCTTTTTTGTGGAGGTCACAAATGACTTACGAACAAATGAAAGCCGCCTTACTAATTATGAATGGTGAGCTTCTACCAGTAGACCTGACTGCTGCATTAGCAGGGCAGGGAATTTTAATAGACGAGTTCATAAAGAACTTTTCAAAATAACACTAGCTTTAATAAGCACCTGACAACTAGGAAATATTTATGTCACAAAAATTACCAACAATCGTCACACCTGAAGGCCGTACCGAATGGCTTAAGGCCTTTACCCCAGATTATAAGTTCAACGAATTGGGGGAATATGGTTGCACCTTAATCATTGAGAACTCAGCAGCACTTCCATTGATGGAAAAGCTTGATTGGTACATGCAGTCCTCCATTGAACATGCGATGGATGAGACAGGCAAGACGAAGGATAAGATTAAAACCAACCCACCCTACTCTATTGATGATGAGACAGGTGATGTGTCGTTCAAGTTCAAGCTTAAGGCAAAAGTGCAGGGTCGCAATGGTGACTTTGAGCAGAAGCCTTTGGTCATTGACGCACGTAAGGTCCCCGTTACTGATGAGGTTCCAACATGGAATGGCAGTCGGGTACGCATTGGGTTCCAGCCTGTAGTTTATTACACGGGTTTGGTTGGCGCAGGCGTGTCACTGCGTATGAAGATTGTCCAGTTGATTGAAGCACTGGATGGTGGCGGTGGTGCAGGAGCAGCGTCTGGGTTTGATGTCGAAGATGGCTTTGAGTTTGTATCTGCTGGAAGCCCTGCACCTTTAGTTCCACTAGCAGAGGCGAGTGAAGACTTTGACGACATCCCCTTCTAAAGACTATTTCGTAGGTCTTAAGTATGGGTTCCGTTCAGGACTTGAGAAGAGAGTTGCCGATGAGCTTAACAGCCAAGGCATCTCGTTCTCTTACGAGGAAATGAAAATCGAATACACACGACCAGCAAGGCAGTCTAAGTACACACCTGACTTTGTCTTAACCAATAGCGGAATCATTGTGGAAACAAAGGGCCGCTTCATGACCGATGATAGAGCCAAACATTTATTGTTGAAATCGGAGCATCCACATCTGGACATACGCTTTGTTTTCAGCAATCCAAAACAACGAATCAGTAAAGCTTCCAAGACTACATATGCTATGTGGTGTGAGAAGCATGGATTCAAATATGCCAAAGGGAGTATACCAATCGAATGGCTAAGAGAAACAAAACCGAATACCTAATCATTCACTGCACGGCAACCAAGCCTAGCATGGATATAGGTTTGACTGAGGTGGATGCATGGCATCGACACAGAGGATTTTTTGGGTGTGGTTATCAACTGATAATCAGGCGTGATGGCATCGTTGAGAATGGACGCAGCATTGGTGATGTTGGCGCACATGCAAAGGGCTACAACCACAACTCTATCGGCATCGCGATGGTTGGTGGAGTCACTGAAGATGACGTTTCTATTTCTGAAAATAATTTTACGGACATTCAGTTTGATGTTCTTTCAGATGTCATCACCACGCTTCAACTTTCATATGGAGACATTGAAATCCTAGGACACAGGGACCTCCCTGATGTGAAGAAAGACTGCCCTGCTTTTGATGTCAAGGAGTGGTTGAAATAGCAAAGGTTGCACCATCACAGTAA